CCAGCGTCGGATCGACTTCCACTTTGAACGCCTGTTGCTGCGCGATCAAAATGCCGTCGATGTTGGGAAACTGGTCGATGCCGGGAGTGCCGTCGCATCCGGGATCGGTCAAGCGGAATCCCTGGTGCTCCGATGGCATGCCGTTTCCAACCGGCCCGATGATGGTGGTGGCCGCCGTGGCGCCGAATTGCTGCGCCCAGAGGCCGCCGCCCGCCGGAAGTTTCATGAAGTGCGCGATCACGAAGAACGACTTCGTGGAGATGAAGAAGTTCACGATCGTTTGGCTTCCGAACTTGATGGCGTCGGTTTGGTTGCACAGGTTATCCAAAACGCAACAGATTCCACGAACGAGCATCCGCTCGGGAGCCTGTAACTGGTTTGGCTGGACCATGCTGGTCATTTGCAGGGTTTTTGCCACGGTCGCGCCGCCGGTGATGGTGAAGTTATTGTTCTGCACGATCGAGAACAGCGTTTGCTTCACAACCGCCGTCGACACCGCCACGCCGTAGTAGTCCCATTCCGGCTGAACCACGAAATCGCCGAGCCCGGCCGCCAGCATGTTGCGCAGGCGGAAACGGGGTCTGCCGATTTCGTGCGCCGAAATCTCCGGCAAATGAGCGAATCGTTTTGCATTCAGACTTTTCATTTTCCTTGGTCTCCTTTCCCTCAGCGTTTAGCTGAGAGCGTTTACCCGCCATAGCCGAAGTTTGGCGACGGCGGGCCGATCACTGGTTAGCTGACGTACTTCGAGAATGCGCGGCGCGGGCCAAGCATGCCCATCGTAGCGGCGCTTTGAGCGCCGCCCTTGGCGGGCGTGGTCTTGGACGCGGACGCGGCGATCGCCGGCTGTTGCTGATACGCGGGCGTGGGAATGGTGAAGTTCAGCGGCCCGTACTGCCCGAGCGAAGCGCTGACCAGCGTTCTGCCGGTCAGAATCGTGACCACACGGGACGCGCCCTGCACCGCCCCGCCGATCAGAAAACCTTCGCTGGCGTTGACGCTCATTTTATTGAGCAGCCATGCGCCCAGAAACGCGACGCCGAAGGCCATACCCGCGCCGGCCCAACCCGTATTGAGTGTCGGGCTGACCATCGCGGGCACCGCAGACGCGGCGAGGAGCCCACCGAAACCGCCCACCACCTTCACCGCCAGCGAATTGATGCTGCCGGCGGCAAAGGGATTGCGATGTCTGTGACGTGCCATAGGAAAACCTCCTTCCCCGCCGTTGTGGTGTCTCGATTCCGCGCGACGCCGGCGAGCGTCATACGTCGGATTCACGAGTCTGACGATTGCCATGTCAGGCTCCCAAATTCACTAAGGGCGCGGCCGCCTTTTGCGGCACCGCACTCGGATCAAGATGATCCGAGATGCTGGCGCGGCCGCCCTTCAAAAACATTTCGCCCGTGTACGGATCGACGAGCATCGCCATCTTCGTGCCGTCGAAACTACTGAACGATGAAATCGGTTGACGCACGCTGCCAAGCGACGCCCAGGTCGCCTTTTTTGAACCTGTGGGAATGGCGATGATTTGCGCCACGGGATGAAAGATCAGGAAATTCCGAAACTTGGCGCTGGCCACTTCCTCGAGCAGTTGCTTGAACTTCGGCGCTTCGTGCTCTTTTTCGTCGGGCGTGAGATGCGATTGCCCGTGCTGGTCCACGTCATAGGGATTTTCCGCCGGGCGCGCTGGATCGGGAACGTCTGGCAGCCAGGCGAGACCTCGGCGCAGCGGCAGCCGCGACACAATTAAAAGATCGCTTTCCGGGACGCTGACGGCGAGAATCGGACCATTCTCTGGCCAATACAGCCGCCGCCCCACCTTGGCCGCTTTTTCAAGCGGCATGCGGCAATCGCGATCCGGCTCGAAATAAATCGTTTCGATCATGCCGAAAATGTTGTAGCCCTTGCGCGGACCTGCGCGCATGCGCTCGCGGCTGATTTTCAGGCACAAATCGAGATCTTTCGCCGCGCCCGTGACGATGTTGGCCTTGCTGATCCCGTGATCGGCTCCCGCTAGCATTGACTTCCTTACCGCGAAAGCGCCCCTTACCGGGGCCTTTCGCTTTCTAGTTCACGATTCCTTCCGGTTCGATGGTGTATTCCCCGCCCACAAGGAAAAGCCGACCTTGAGGGCCGCGACGGTCGTACATCAGCCGGGGACGACGGCCCGACACGTCTCCAAACTTGTGCTCGTAATCCGCGTCGATGCCGTTGACCTGCATTTTCTTCGCGCGGTAGGCGATGGCCATGCACTCGCCCAGGTCGATCATTTCCTTCGAATTGTCCACGCCGAGATGCGAAAGTTGGCCGCGCGTGATTTTCTGGTCGCCGCCGATGAAATAAATCTGCGAATGCCCCACGTTGCCCGCGACCTGCACGTCTTTCCCAACGAAATCCAGAACGCCCCACTTCCAGCCACTGGTGCGTTTCACCTGAAGTTCCACGAGCACGCCAAGCTGGCCAAGGCTCGCCGGCCGCGGTTCCGGTTCGACGTACGTTTCCACCGTGGGGCATGGCGAGCCACGAAACTCTTCGCAGACTTCCGTCGCACCGGCGAGCGCGCTACTGTTTCGCTTGCGCGACCGCCTCGCGCGCGCGCCGGGATTCGCGCCCATGAGAACGAGCTCCGCAGGATTGGCGCTCATGAGCACCAGTTCCGCCGGATTTTTCTTTTTCGTTCGCATGAGGATTTTCGCGGTTAGGCTGACGCCGCTTTCTTGCCTCGCGGTTTTACCTGTTCGGGCGGAAAAGGAACGGTCAGCCCGTGTTTCAGGTGCCCTTGCTTGTACACCTGCACGTCGACCAGATTCTTTGCCGCCTGAACCGTGCGCACGACGCCGTCCACGTCCACGCCGTCGCAATTGACGGTCACTTCATCGCCCGCCTCAAATTCTGTTGCCTTCATCGTCATCGTCTCTTTCTCCTTTACCGCGAAAGCGCCCCTTTTTTGCGCCGCACTCGCCGTGCGAGCCGGGGCCTTTCGCTAGCGGCGTTTGCCGCCCGTGAAATTATTCAGCAACACCAAGGCCGCCACCGCGCCTGCGATGTAGATCGCGTTGTTTTCAATCCATGCCAATGGGCTCGAATCGGATGCAGGAGTCGTGCCCACCGGCGTCGACGGCGTCGAAACCAAGGAAATTTCGTTCGTGGTCAGATGGCCCGTGCCGATCACGCTTTGCACGATGGTCACGAGGATGGATTGCACGTCGCTCAGGAGCGCGAAGCCCACTCCGGTGATCGCGACCTGCGCCGTGAATCCCGCTGTGCCGATGCCCAGGAGCGAACTGCCGGTGGAAGAAAACCCCACAAGCTGCATTCCATAGGACGGCAGTTTCGTGCTGAGGGCCGATTGCACGTCAGAAATGCTGCCGTGAATTGGCGACCAACCCGCGACGTAATGAACCTGGCTGCCCGTGGGCACTTGCCCCGCGGCGGCGGGCGATGGTCCTTGCGGCGGCGCGTTGTACATGATCGGCGTCGATGAAGAAGAATTCGCCGTGGCCGTCGAACCGGACGGAATCGTGACGCCGTACTCGGCATATAACGCGGTAAGCGTTATATTTTTATTGATCAGGTTTTCCAAATCCTGATCCGTGGCTCCCAGCGAATTCAGCAAATCAAGATCGCTCTGTGAGTATCCCGAATCCACCGCCGCGCTTTCCATGCTGGACGAAAAATCGCCCAGGTTGCCGTGCGCGCCGGAATGGTAACCGAGCAGCGCGTGCGCGCCGGGCTGATAGCCGAGCGCGTTCGCGCCAGGCATGTAGGCCAACCCCATGCCGGGCCTGATTTCGGCGTACGCGGGATGATTCGGGAACAACATTTTTCTAGCAGTCCCTTACCGGGACTAGCGTCTCCCTTTCTTTCCGCCCATAATCCAAGCCAGTACGATCACGCCGCCAGCGGCGACGAGTCCGTTGGGATAGCCTGGAAAAAGCGTTTCCTCCGTCAGCCAGTCGCTCAACGAAAAGGGAGCACTCGCAGCGGCGGCTGCGGCGTCTGTGCCGCCCGTCGCGCCGGCCGATGCGGGAACGGCAGCTTGCAAATCGATGGGCAAAGGCTGCGGCGGAGTCGCGCTCGGAGCCGGCGGCAAAGCGTGAACTGTCGCCGGCGCGGGCGCGGGGGGCGCGACCGGCTGCGTCGTTTGCACGGAACGAACCGGTTGCAACGGTTGCGGCATCACGGCGCGGCTACCCGGGCCGTAAATAGGTGTCCAGTCACCGCCGCTTTGATGCGGATTCATGCCCAGAGCGGGATGATTGATCGCGATCATCGCCTCTTTTTCCTCTGCATGATCGATGGCAGAACCATCACCAGAACTACCGCCCCGCCGATCACGGCGAGATTCGGCACGCCGGGAAACAGCGTCGAGCCCGTCATCCAGGACGTAAGCGAAGACATTGCGCCCGAAATTCCCGTCGACGGCGGCAGCCGATACAAATTTCCGCCGTTCAGGAGCGCGCGGCCCTGCGACGTGAGTTGCCCGGCAGCGTTCACGAGCTGGCCGGCGGCCTGCAGCGCTTGCGCGGCGGCGGTCAGGTTGTTCGTGCTGATCGAAGAAGTGGCTCCCGTATTGGGATCCTGAATGGTCACTTCCGGGCCTTGCCCCGTGGGCGTGGTATCCACCGCAACGGGAGCCGTGGCTTGCGTGATTTGTTCCGCGATCGAGTACGGCACGGTTTGCCCGGTCTGAATGTTCGTGTAGGTACCGTCGCCGTTGCTGGTGAATTCCGTGCCCACGATCGTGGGATAGAGAGACTCGAGCGACGGCGAAAGCTGATTCGGCAGCGGCAAATCCGTCAGGATGCCGGTATCGACGGGCGCGGAATAGGGATCGATCAGCGAAGTCATGTCCGTGTAGTCGATGGAATCGTCGCCCAAGAGCGCATGCGCACCAGGCTGATAGCCACGCATCCCGCAGCGGCGTTCGCCTGTGGACGAAACGGTGAGTCCAGGCAGCGGCGAATTGAGCATGCCGTAGCTCATTTTGTGAGATCATCCAATCGGTCGGGACGCGGCCCACGTACACGTACCTCTGCGTCGATGAACCACGTCACGTAAGTACGCGATCTGAGAGGCTCGACGAGATAAGGAGCGGATATTCTCCCGCTACGGTTTCCGACCATCATCGCCGTCGCCTCCCACCAAAGAGCCAGGCGAGCGCAAGCAAACCTCCGCCGATGGCAAACACCGAATTGGGCATGCCGGGCACGAATGTGGATTCGCTGAGCCACGTCAGGACTTGATCCGAAAGGCTTTCCTGCGTGGGCGTCGTGACCGTGCTGATGGAAAACTGCCCGCCGGGGCCGAAGGAAATATTCGTCAGCGGAGTGTCGCCCAATCCTCTGAAATTCGGACTTAGGCCATTGCGGTTTTGCGTGGACAGCGCGGCGTAGGCGCCTAGTCCGCGAAAATTCGGATGCAGCGCATTCACGTTTCGAGTTGTCAGCCGCGCGTATGCCATTTCAATTCCAAGAAAACCATTTCATCCAAAACCAACGATCATGAATCCAACGGATCATCCCGCTACCGCCCATGCGCCAGCGAGCGCCAGCGCGATCCATCCCCACGCCGGAATTTCGGAAAGCGAAAAACTGCCTGGGGTGTGCGGCGAAGAAACGAGATTCGGAACCGTGCTGCCGCCCTGCGACACGGGCGATGTCGCCGAAGGCTGGGACGCGGCGGCCGCTTGCTGCGATTCATAGGCTGCCTGCGCTGCGAGCGCTTGAAACTGCGCCTGCCAGTAAAAAACCATTCCCAAGAGCACAACGCTCAGCTCGCAGTTGGAATTACACCACGGCGAATCGTTGATGGCTTTTCCGCCACTCGGAATCGCGCCGGGCCCCGTGGCCGAACCGGACGCGCCGCCCGCGGACATGTAGTTCTCGTAGATTTGCGGCAGTGCGGCCGCGGCGTCGGCGGGCTTGATCGTACCGTCCTGCACGCCCTGGCGAATGACGGCGAACGCGTTATTCACCGCAGGAATCGCCGAGCAGCCGAATTGTAAATCGCGCGCCTCGGCCTGCGCGTGATGCTGAAAAATGGCACCGATCAGGGAAATGATGGCGCCCACACCGGCTACGACCCAACCAATCACTGGCACGGCCGCGGCGGCGATCACGTGCGTGCTAGCCAGGATTCCCGTAGTGGCCGCGCCAGTGCTGAGCGCCAGCCCGCTGGCCGTCTTGAACAGATTCAGCGGCTGCGCGGTTTGCCCGGCGCAATCGGGACCAAATCCGCCGGTGACGGAAAACTGCGTCGATTGGATCACGTTCGCCGCTTGGGAAAGCCAGCCGGGGTCCTGAAACTGTTTGGGATTCAGGTGCGCGGAACCGTAGGCGGAAATGGCTTGCTGCAGCGCGGCTTCGGCGGTCAGCGTGGGATTCGCGGTATCGCCGAGGAAACCGAGCCCGCCGCGCAGACTAGGATGCAGTCCGTTGGGATTCCGAGTTGTGAGCCGCGCGTAAGACATTTTTTTCCTATCGAACGCGTTTGAATGTCGCGTAGCATTCGCGCCGACATCCTTCGCAAACGCGCACCGGATGATGGCTAGGTTGAAAAAGCTTGCCGCGCGTTTTTCGGTTACATCGCGGACATTTCACGCTGGAGTGGATCGGCCAAAGAATCATAGCCATGCACGCTTCCTCCCTTCAGTCTCTCGTCAACAGCCAGATGCCGCCGAGAATCGCGCCCACGACGAGCAGTTCGCCAAGCCCGGACGAAAGAAACGGCTGCGGCGCGGGCGGAACCTGCATCGCGGCGCCGCCCGGCCCGATCGATGGGCCGAGCACGTTCTGCACGCTTTGCCCGCCCACGGAACGCAGCGCGCCGCTGGCATCCGCGAAAATCGCGGACAAATCCGACGTGACGTTTCCTAACCCGCGCAGCACTTGCGGGCGATATCCATGCATTCCGGTTCCATCGACGGGATAGTCGCCGTGCGAGCCGTCCGTAAGACTCCACCACGCGCGACGATAAAAATGCGCCGGAGCCACGCCGATCACGGCTCCGGGGCGCGCGGCATCCAGCGGGTACCAATCGCCGTCAATGAAAACTTCGCAGTACACGTGTGAAAAATAATCGGGCACGTTCGGGTCGCTGGCCACAGTCACGAGCCGCGTTTCAAATCCGATGGTGCCGAGCAGCGCCGGCAAAATATTGGCGTTGATGTCATCGCAGTCGCCGGCCTTCAGTTGCAGGAGCTCGCGCGTGGGCCGCACCGCTTCCTTGGTGATGGGATCGTTCACGAAATAAAACGAGCGCGCGTAATCGTAGATGGCGCGAATCTGGCCCCACTGATCGAAGGGAGCCACGCCCGCGTTGCGGATGATTTCGATGGCCGTGCGATTGACGAACGGGTCTTTCCACGCGTCATCGACGAGCGAGCGCAGCATCGCCACGGTTTGTTCCGTGCCTTCGTCGCCGCCGAGCAGCGGCGCGGCGTAAAGCAATCCCGGCGTGGTCTCAAAAATCATCAGATTTAGCGCAAAAGCGCCCCTTACCGGGGCCTTTTGCTGACGGGAGCAAGGATGCCTTGCGTTTTAGCGTAGGAAAACTACAATCCCATTGGATTCAATGATTACTGCAACGATTGGACCAACCCATTGCAAGGGTGACAACCCCCCATTCCGTGTGCTTTACTAGGCACGCTTGGCAAGGGGAAAAGAGGCTTTTCTTTGGCAACCATGACGCAGCCCGCGCCCGGAATGCGGGTCAAGAAAACGACATATACCGAAGTCATCCCACCTGAGGATCGCTCCCCATCCGACGCGCAACCCTCCGCTTTTTACGCCGATGAATGGGAAACCGTCGTGCAAAAGCTTACGCAAGACCAGTGGCAGGGGCACATCATGCGCGTCTACCGCGCGGATGAGAAATGGGACCGCAGTTCTTCCCCGATCGACAACACGTTTACTTCGTCGTTCACCGAGGAAGACCTGCGGAAGCGTTTCGGCGGCGGACGGTTCCTTTTGTGGCTCTACGGGCCGCCGAAGCGGCAAACGCTCTTGGCGAAGTATCGGGCCACGCTGGATGGCGATCCCATCGTGAATACGATCCCGCGCAACGGCGCGCAGACGGCAAATCCTTCCGAAACCGTGGCGCTCGAGGCCATGCGCATGTACGCCAATCCCGAATTCGTGCGCATGCAGATGCAAATGATGGTGACGGCGGCCACGGAAGCGATGGCGCTGATCAAGAGCCAGATGCCCGTGGCGCAGAATCCCTTGGAAACGCTGCGCACGGCCAAGGAAATCCTCGGCAGCGGGAACAGCGAGCACGGGCTCTTGGACACGATTCGCGTGCTCAAAGAATTGGGCGTGGTGGGTTCGCCGGAGAAGAAAGGCATCGACGAAATTCTCTCGCTCATCACCACTCTGAAAACTTCGGGACTGATTCAGAGCGGCGCGCCCAAGGCGGACCTGGCCGCCACGTTCGCAAATAATTTGCCGATGATCGTGGATCGCATGGTGAGTGGCCTGCACGAATTCCGGCTCACGTCCGAAGCCAACGAGCGCGCCGCGCGCGGCGGCCGCAGCGAGATGCGTCCGAGCGATCCCAACGTCATCGACGTGCAACCTTCGCAGCCCTCATCCGCGCAACAGTCCACGCAAACGGCCGCGGCGGCGCCAAACGCCGCGGCTCCCTCCCAGCCCACCGCCGTATCCCCGGAGACGGCGCAAGCCATCATCGCGCAATCGCACCTGCACCGCCTGGTGATGGGCATTAAAAATCCCAAGTCCACCGGGCAGGATATGTACGACTACCTGCGCAACGCCTGGCCGGAGATCCTGGACGAGCTCGTGAAATTCAACAAGGATCAACTGGTCGCCTTCTTCAAGAGCCGCGACGCGCAGATGCAGTATTTTCAATGCGACGTGCTGACGCAGGTCGCCGACGATCCGCGCCTCGAAAAACTCCTGGACGAGTTTCTGAAGATCGCCAAGGACGCCGCCGAAGCGGAAAAGATTGCCGCGAATGGCGCAGCGGTGGTATAAAACCCCCGGCGGCGCCTACGGGCCTCGCCTCCACTCGATTGAAGTTAGATCCGGCCCGCGCCGTAGGTGGTTCGACCATCGCGCGGGCCGTAGTTTGTAAGGCAGTCGAAAGTTCACAGTCGAAAGTTCAAAGTAGAACCTTCCGAAACTTTTGACTCTCAACTTTCAACTTTCAACGGTTTCAACGTTTTCACAGCTTTTCCACATGCGATTTAGGCACAGCACCGCGATTTCCTCTTGACCTCCGTACTGGGAATACCATAGCTTCGTCGCCGCAGATAGTCTTACCGGCAAAAGCGCTCTGATTCGCACTCGCCGTGCGAGCCGGGGCCTTTTGCCCCTTAGAGGGGATCGGGGCGCTCTACCTTGCCAGGTTCCGGAGCGCCCCGGTTTCGACCTGGCAAACATGGATAAACGGTTCCCATCCGGCTCTCCCGATTTTTCGTCTCCCATTGAGAAAAGGCCGATTTGCTATGACCTGTACTGCGGCCTCGGCGGCTGGGCCGAAGGTTTTCTTTCCGAGGGTTTTTCCTGTATCGGCTACGATATCGAAAAGCACGACTACGGCACGGGCACCTATCCCGGCGAACTGGTCATTTGCGACGTGCGCAGCATTCACGGCTCGCAACTCGCGGACGCGGCCTGCATCGTGGCTTCGCCGCCCTGCCAGGAGCCGAGCTATCGCGCTATGCCGTGGAATCGCGCTAAAGCGCTGAATGCGATCGGACCGCCACACAATTTCATCGCACTGTTCAACGCCTGCTTCCGCATCCAACACGAAGCGAGCGAAGCGGCGGGGCGATACATTCCACTTGTAATTGAGAACGTGCGCGGTGCGGAAAGATGGGTCGGTTCCGCGTCGTGGCATTTCGGAAGCTATTATCTTTGGGGCGATATTCCGGCGTTGATGCCGCCGACATTCAAAGGCTCAAAAGTTCCAGGATTTAGATTCGACGGCAGCGGCCGAAGTTTCCAGACTGCATCGGTGAAAGTGTCCGCATGACTCGCTCCGCATCCGCCGCGCAGACCGCTCCCGAACTTCCCCACAACATCGAAGCCGAGCGCGCCATTCTGGGCGGTATCATGCTCGAAAACGCCGCGCTCGATTCCGTGGCCGAAAAGCTGATCCCTGATTATTTCTACCACGTGAATCACAAAAAGATTTACGACGCCATCCTAGCCCTGCACGAAGATGAATTGCCGATGGATTCGATCCACGTGATCGACTGGCTTTCCAAGGCCAAGACGCTGGAGCTCGCCGGCGGACCCGGCTACATCGACGCGCTGATGGACGGGCGCCCCACGATCGCGAATCTCGCGCACTACGCGGACATCGTGCAAGGCAAAGCGCGGCTACGGAAAATCATCAAGGAAACCGAATTCATCCAACGCCGCGCGCTGGACGGCTCCTGGGACGCGGGCAACCTGGAAGAGGAGCTGAAAAGCTCGCTGGAATCGAATGCGCTGGTCCACGCCAACGGCAACGGAAACGGCAACGGGCACCTGGGATCTTCGCTGATCGATTTTCTGAAGATGGAGTTTCCCCCGCAGGAGCACTTGATCGAAGGTTTGATTCCGCGCGGCGCATCCGTGATGATCGTGGCCCTGCCGCACCGCATGAAAAGTTTTTTCACCACCGGGCTCGCGCTGGCCGCGTCCATCGAGACGGACAAAGCGATGGGCAAGCTGGAAGTGAAGAAAGCCATCAAGACCATGCTCGTGCAGGTGGAAGACCCCGAGCAAATCGTCCAGAAGCGCATCCGCGATTTTCTCACTACCACGCAATTCATGAACTGCAACGCGGAAAACGTTTGGGTCGTGAAGCGCAAGGATTTTACGGGGTTCACGCCTCAGTGGTGCAAAAAGCTGGTGAAGCAGGCTATTGAATTCAAGGCCGACCTGATCGTCCTGGACGTACTGCGGCGCATCTTCGAGGGCCACGGGGATCTGAACAGCCCCACAGACACATCGAAATTTCTGGAGATGATCGACGCCATCCGGGACGTCACCGGCGCCGCCATCGTGCTGGTGCACCACGAAAACAAAAAAGACGCGGACTTAATGAACGCCGCCGCCGGCAGCTACAATTTCCCCGGCTGGGCCAACGTCATGATCCAGTTCAAAAGAAAAACCATGACGGGCAACGTCTCCCACGTGGAAATCGAAGTGGACAACAAACTCGGCCCCAGCGTCGATCCCATGCGCATGGTGCTGGACCTGGCCTCGCCGCAGCCGGTACGCCTCGAATCGCTCGAGGACGGCGACGGGTTGGCGAACGCGATCGAAGAGATGGACACGGAGTGGAACATCCGCACGCTCATGGAAGTGATGAACATTTCGCGCACCAGCGCACAGCGGCGCATCAAGGCTTGGCTCGTGCAAGGGCTCGTCAGAAAAGTGGCCGGCGGGAAAAAAGGCCGCGGCGGCCTGGCCATGTACTCCGCCAGCGGAATCAGCGAGGATATGTGATTTTGGGCGATAATATACTTGACTAACCAGAACGCTTCTTTACCTGCGAAGATTGCTATTCGGCGTGGCACTTCGTCGATGGCCAACTCGTCATGGGCCGTACTGCACGTCTAGACTAAACACATTCCCAAATGCCCACCTGAGAAGAAACGGCGAAAGCTATTCTCCCAGCCTCGCGCGCGCGCGTAGAGAGAGGAAAAGTGGGCATTTAGAACCTAACGTCAATCTACACAGTAGGTTCCAAATGCCCACCCCCTGTGGGCATTTGGGCATTTTGGGCATTTGTGGGCATTTAGGTGGGCATTTGGCAAGTGCGTGATTCTACGTCCCTTCGCCGAGTTTTCCACAGTAAAGCCCAGCGTTCTCTCCCACACCCCCCATCGGAGCGTACCACGTAAAAAATACATCATAAAATTGGATGGTCTGTGGAGAGCGCAGTTCACTAACTTTCTCTTTCTTTCTTTTTGAGCCTACAGGGGTTATCTGAGATTTCCACAACTAAAATAAAAATAGTTGACAACTTCATTGTCGCGGCGTATTCTCTCCCTGCCTGGCAAAAAGGCGAAAGGCTCCGGCAAGGGGCTGATTAAAAATAAAATGGCGAAGAAAATACAAACACCAAGAAAGTCGGCTACAGGCCAATGGCTCTACTGCAACTTTTCGGCCCGGCCGGAAGAAGTGGCGAAATGGAAGCAAATCGCGAAGTCTGTGGACCGTTCACTTTCCTGGTGGATCCGATACGTGCTGAATCACCATATGGCTGGACTCGACGAGGTGTCTGATGAAAACTCGAATCCTAAAAAGCCTGAAACGGTGGGCGTGGCGGAAGTTTCTGGCGATCGGGCACGATCTGGCGATTAAGGCCGAGGACTGGTTCCAGACTCAAGAAATAGCGTTAGTCAAAAGTCGAGAGTCGAAAGTCGAAACCTTTCAACTCTCAACTGTCAACTCTCAACTAAGGAGTTTTCCGCATGAAAGCACAGATGGAGAGCACCAGCAAGACCGTCATTCTGAACGGGATGAATTTTCGCGTTTGGGAAGGGATGACGGCGAAAGGGATACCCTTCGTGGCGCTGGTGAACCGGCTCGAAGCGGCCGATTCTGGAGTACAGCCCGCCTTCGTGCAGGAACTCATGACGGCGCAGAAGGACCCGGCGCCGACGACGCAGTCCGCGCTCGAGCGCCTCGGCGTCGTGCCTCCCACACCTCCGCCGACTTCGACCGCCGCATAACGGCGAAACGCAGCGCGTTCGCTGGGATGATTTTGAATCACGGTGTGGAATGACGTTTCAGCAGGCCATGACGGTTTATGTTGCGCTGAACACTATCATTTTGTGGGTTTTGGCAGTGCGAATGAATCGGCTCCGGGATTGGACGGCGAAAGCGGCGATCTGGTTCGGAGAATACGGCAGGCGCTTGCGGGACCTGGAAACGGAGCGCCTGACAAAAGTGGAAGCGATGAAAATTTGGAAATACCAATTCGACGGTGCTACTTCGATGTGGCGAATACCAAAAGGGGCGGAAATTCTCTGTGTTCAGTTGCAGTATGGCAAACCGTGTATCTGGGCCAAAGTAGATCCCGACGCCGAACCTGAAACGCGCATGTTCCAGATTCATCCGACCGGGCAGGATATGGGATCAGGAACGTTCAAATATGTGGGTACCTATCAAATCGCCGGTGAATTCAGTGAGTGTTACGTCTGGCATGTGTTTGAGGTTTTACGCGCGTGACGCACGAGGGCCGGCAAATCCTGTATCGCGTGGCGATGCAGGTTTCGCGGGAATGGGGCGCGGCGCTGGCCCGACAGGATGACAAGAACGCGAACTGCCCGAATCCCGTCGCGCCATTCGAGGTTTACGCCTGGCACAGCGCGCTCGAAATTGTGGACGAGCTTTACAACGGAAACGTCAGCACGTACATGAAAAGTCGAAAGTGAGGATTCAATGCAAATCGTGGATCAAGAGCAATGGCAGAAGGGTTTGGCGGCGAATCTTGATCCTTACGGTCGCCGTTGCTTCACCTACGCGGAGGAATGGGCCGATCTGTTGGAAAAACGCATCCCTGAAGGCGCGACCGACCCGCAAATCACACGAATATTTGCCGATCACGCGGAAGATGATGCGCACGCGGCGGACACGGATGGAATCACCGTCTTTATGTACGGAGCGGCAGTCTCGATTCTAGCTGCTACTTGGAAGTACGGCGATTTACTTCGGCGTTGGCACAATCTGAAAATGCAAATCGGTACAGAGGGTGAGAGGGCCAACGAAAAAGGATCGGTGCTCAATCCGGCACTTCTAAATGTGAGTCCGCGGAAGAGTTGAAAGTCGAAAGGCTTTCAACTCTTAACTGTCAACTTTCAACTGGAGAATTACGATGGAAAATCCCAACAAACAAATCTGGCGCTCGGTGATGCTGGTGCTCTTTGGACTGGCGCTGGGCGGGATTCCTTCGGCGATTCGCACCGACCAACTCCGCTGGCAAGTGGAAGCCGATCGCGCGGAGACCGCGCAACTGAACGACGCGCTGCGCAAACAGCTTGCGGATACCACGGAAAAATACAATGACTGCCGCACCGTCATTCGCAACGATGGAGACGTGCGCACCGTTCTCGTCGATCTGAATCATCCCTACGGGGAAGCGTTTCAGAGAATCTACGGCGCATCTCTCACTATGCCTTTTACCCCATCGAACGGGACCCCGTCGCGCATCGCCACCGGGCCGATCTGGGTGCTTCCCCGGGCCATCACGCCGCACGTGATCGACGGCGTCCTGGGCGCGGCCTACACCCACATCTGGCCCGACGGCCGCAACGACGGCTGGAAAGCCGCGCCCCGCGCGGAGGTGAATCCATGACGGAAAAACTAGCCACTGATCACTCGCCACTAGCCACTGAACCTAGTTGGATTCGCGACGTGCAGGCTGCCGAAGTGCATTGGGACGCGTCGCTCAACGCGCGGCCAAACTCCGAATGGATCGCGGAAGTCTGCGCGGGCGAAATGTCCCACTGCGAGCATTGCGGCGCCGGGTTCCCCATGTGGCCCACGAAGGGCTGGGCCGACCATCTGGTGACGGCGCACGGCGACGCGCTCACGATTCAGGCGCGCACGGGCACGGCGCTTGTGTGCGCGGACGAACTGAACGAAGCGCAGGTGACGTTCTTTTCCATGATGTTTCAGTCCCGGGTGAGCATGCGCCGCCGCGCGCACCAGCTCGGCTACGCCAAAGTGAAGGAAGAATCCCGAATCCACATCACGAATTGAGGTTTTCTTAATATGGCACAGCCGAAAGCGTTTCCAGGTCGAGTATTTCTTCGATGGGAGGGCGATCCGCCGTATTTAATCGGTTCGCCCTTCCTGGATGATGCGACAGATTCCGAAGCACAGACACTCGGAGTTTATCGATTGCAAGAGGAAGTGCAGACGCGGATCGTGACGCAATACCGCCCCAAGGGAACGAAATCCTGGGCTGATGATGACGACGCATGACGAAGCCGCCCGCATCACGGCACTACGAGAGCGCGCAAGAGGAATTTCGCCTTAATGGCGTTCGAGCGAAGCCCGGAAGCGATTATCCGAGTGTCGAGATGAAATTGAATTTGCGCAGCGCAAAAGGGGCGAGGGTTAGAGATTCTCGACGCCCCAGAAACAGCGGAGCAGCTAGGCGAGGACGCTCTTCACCAGCCAGCCGGGCGCGATCGGAGTCGACTGCCGTAGCGCCCGAGTCTCCGTATCTACCACCGCAATTGAGAATTGAATTTGTGGATGGTTCCGGGATGCCAATTGCAAATGCAACGGTCCAGTTACCGGATCGATTCCTCGGCCAATGTGTTTTTGATGCGGTGCTGTCTCATGCTTATGAAATTGCAGTTCCGCTGTACTACATCAGAAAGACTAAGACGTATACGTCGAGAATTAGATGATTCTTCTCGGATGGGAAATCGGGACTGGGAAACGGGTGGAAATCCCGGAGACGGGGCACCTGGCGTGGTTTGGCCAGACGCAACTCTCCGGGAAAACGACCGCGCTCGAGGCCATCGCCTTTCGCGGTGAATTGCGCGCCGTCGCGTTCATCACCAAGCAGGGCGAAGGCGGTTTCCTCACCGGGCGCATGATCCCGCCGTATTTCTCCGAGCCCACGAACGACGAAGAGCAGCCGCTCTGGCGCTGGGTCAAATCGATCCTGGAAGCGAGCCAACAGCGGAAACTGAATTTCGAGGAAGCGTGGATCATCCGTTGCTGCGAGGATCCCCGAAGCGCGAAGACGCTGGCCGACGTCCACGCCAATATCAAGGCACTGCTAGGCGGCGAAGGCGGGTACGTCGAAAAAGGCCGCGGCAAGAAAAAGAAAAGGGAATGGAAGTACAGCCGCAAACCCGTCAGCGGGATCAACGCCGGAGTCTACACGTCCCTGAAAGCCTATTTCGACATCGTCATGCCGCAACTGGCGCGCCTGCCCTACACCAAAAAGCTGACGCTCCATCCCGGTCTGAACGTGATGGACCTGCGCGAATACGCGATGGAAACTCAGGCGCTCGTCATCCGCAGCGTCATGGAATGGGTCTACCAACATGAAAAAGGCGTCCGCGTCATCGTCCCGGAAGCGCAAGACTTCGTGCCGCAAGGGAAAAACTCCCCGGTTAAAATGGCCTGCGAGACTCTTGTACGAAAAGCTGGCGCGAATCGAAACTTCATGTGGCTCGACTCTCAAGACATGGCCGCCGTGGATAAGATTATGCTCCGCGCTTGCTCCATTGTCGGCATCGGCGTGCAAACCGAAATGCACGAAATCGATCGATCGCTCGCCGGCCTGTTCACGCCGCAACTGCGCCCCGTGGACATCGCGCGGCTGAAAATTGGGGAATTCTTCGTGCGCACGCCCGAAGCGCGCGTCACGAAGTGCTACGTCCAACCCGCCTGGATGGAGAGCGAGCTGCACGCCCAAGCCATCGCCAAGGGCGAGGAAAGCGTCACCAGCGCCCGCCAAATGCTGAGGGCGTTCAAGGAACGTCAAGAGTCGAGAGTCGAGAGTCGAAAGCCCGAAGCAAAGCCGCACCAGTTGTTGCAGGTGCAGATTCAGGAGCCGCCCGCCGATGAAGAGAGTGAACCCATTCCGCCAGTTGACGCCGTACCAACAGCGCGCGATCAAGACGCGGATCGAACGAATCGCCCTGGAGATTCAGATGGGCATGTCGGCGCAGACGCTGATCGTGGCGCTATTCGAGGATTTGGCGGCAGTGCCGTCGCTCCGGCGGAAAAAGATTCCCCGCAAACCCAATTCTCCCCCGACGCCGTTACCGCCGTGAAAAGCGGCAACGGTCTCAGCCTGACCGTTCCCCAACTGGACTACATCTGCACCTACATCAAGGCGAAATTCGAAAAAGACCCCGGAGTGCTAGAGCTGATCGCCCGCCGGCCGGAGCTCCGCGTCAAGGTCGAGCGCCCGACGGTGGACATGGACGATTCGAAGCTGAACGGCCGCATCGCGCGACTGATCCACGAGGGCTTTTTCAAATCTCCGCGCAACGGCCCTGCCGTCCAGAAGGAACTCAAGCGCCGCACGGGAGTCCACCAGCCCACGACGAACCTGTACAAGCCGCTCAACAAACTAACCGAAATGGGTTTTCTCACACTGGAATCCGACGGCTACCAAGAAGTCCCCGAAATGAAAGTCATGGTGCAGAAGGCGTGAGGTACGGCATGAGTAAAAAGTTCTATAAGACGCGCCCTCCTGGTCAGCGACTTACAGATATCGCGAAGCGTGAAGGCATCACCAGACAGGCGGCGTGGCAGCGAGAAAAGCGGCGAGAAAACCGGTGCGTCCTGTGTGGTAACACTGCCGTAATTGGCGGGGCATTCTGTAACGATTGCGGAATGAAACGTCGGTTGTTCACCCGTCGGAAGGGTCGATTTCGAAGCTTCGATGAAACAGGTCGCGGAATGCCGCCAAAGTATCATTGAAACTTTCCAAGTTTATGACCGAGCACTACACGCGGAACACGGAAACGGCAACGGCGTGGTGCGCGCGGTGCAACCGCATGACCGAGCACCGCGTCGACGGCGGCAGAAAAGGCCCCTGCATTGACCCGAATCAATTTCCGTTGGCATTTACGAGGACGCGCTGGATGGCCCGGCGGCTCGCTCGTCAGTGGAATCGCAAGAGATACATCGAATTGCCCTACTGAAAACTAGCAGGATTATGACTCCCAAACGTCAAAAACAAGATGGATGGGAATTAAATTCCGGTCCATTCGAAATCTACTGGCTCGATGGTGTTGCCATCAAAGTGAAAATTCAAGGGGCAACGTTCTACTGCCGGCACATCTTCATGCAGCTTAAAAGGGCCGCTCTTAGCTCTAGGGGGGCTTCTGGCGCGCGAAAAGCCGCTCTAAGCCATCCCAAGCCTAAGATGGCCCCGAAAATGCGCCCTAGCGCCCCGTAACGCCATGAAAATCAATCGAGAACTGGCCGTAGCGACCACCGTGCAATCCGCTGGGACCTCATCCGGCGCCCCAGCTATCCAATCGCCGGAAGCCTACCGCGAATTCATCCGCAGAAAGATCACCCTAGCCAAGGATCACGGCATCGCCGTCGAAATCGGTTCCATCCATCCCGCCCTGAAACCGCACCAGCGTGACGTTGTGGCCTGGGCCGCGCGCGGCGGGCGTCGCGCCATCTTCGCCTCGTTCGGCCTGGGCAAAACGCTGATGCAATTGGAACTCGCGCGGCAAATCTGCTCCTCGGTAAGAGGAGCAAAGTCATTGATCGTGTGTCCGCTCGGCGTGCGCCAGGAGTTTGCCCGCGACGCTCTGAAACTCGGCATCGAAACGCGCTTCGTGCGCACCGATGATGACGTGCGCCAGATGAACTACATCAAGACGCAGCCCATCTTCGTCACCAATTACGAAAGCGTGCGCGAAGGAAAAATCAACGTCGCGCAGTTCGCCATGGCCAGTCTGGATGAAGCCGCCATCCTGCGATCCTTCGGCGGAACGAAAACGTATCGCGAATTCATGCGCGCCTTCGAAACGGTGAAATACCGCTTCGTCGCCACGGCCACGCCGGACCCGAACGAATACATCGAGCTCCTGGCCTACTCCGCCTATCTCGGCATCATGGACGTTTCCCAAGCCAAGACGCGCTTTTTTAAGCGCGATTCCACGAAAGCCGACAAGCTGACCCTGCACGCGCACCACGCGGATGATTTCTGGACCTGGGTTAGTTCGTGGGCCATTTTCCTGCAAAAGCCGTCCGACCTAGGTTACAGCGACGAAGGCTACTCGCTTCCCGAAATGGAAATCCGCGAGCACGTCATCGAAGTATCCGATGCCGCGGGCGGAGGAAAAGAACGCGACGGGCAATTCCGCATGTTTCGCGACGCCGCGCACGGCGTCACGGACGCGGCGCGCGAAAAGCGCAGCACGCTGCTCGCGCGCATCGGCAAGATGCGTGAGATTGTCGACGAAGCGCCCGGCGAGCATTTTCTTCTCTGGCATGACCTCGAGGCCGAACGCGAAGCCATCGAATCCGAGCTCCTGTACACCGCCAGCGTCTACGGCGCGCAGCCCATCGAGGAACGCGAGCAAATCATTATCGATTTTAGCGAAGGGCGCCTGCGCAATCTGGCCGCGAAGCCCGTCCTGGCCGGCGCGGGCTGCAATTTTCAGTACCACTGTCATCGCGCCGTGTTCGTGGGCATCGGTTTCAAATTCAACGATTGGATTCAAGCCCTGCACCGGATCCACCGCTTCCTGCAAGCCCAGCCCGTACGCATCGATTTGATCTACGCCAGCACGGAAAAGCGCATTCGCGACGTGCTCTTTGCCAAGTGGGACCGCTACAAGCAGCAAACCGCCAAAATGAGCGAGATCATCCGCGAGTACGGGCTCTCGCAAAGGAACAACATGGAAGCCATGCATCGCACGCTTTCCACCGAGCGCGTCGAAATTACCGGGGAAAATTACCGCCTCATCCAAAACGACGCCATTGAGGAAATGCCGTCCATCGCCGACGCCTCGATCGATCTAGTGCTCACGTCGATTCCCTTCTCGACGCAGTACGAATACTCGCCGAGCTATCAAGACTTCGGCCACACCGAATCGAACGCGCATTTCTTCGAGCAAATGGATTTTCTGACGCCGCACCTGTTCCGCGCGCTGCGTCCTGGCAGGCTCGCCGTGATTCACGTCAAGGACCGCATCGTTCCCGGCGGTCTCACGGGCCTCGGTTTCCAGACGGTCTATCCGCTGCACGCGGATTGCATCGCGCACTACACGCGGCACGGCTTCGGCTACCTGGGCATGAAAACCATCGTCACGGACGTGGTGCGGGAAAACAATCAGACCTACCGCCTCGGCTGGACCGAGCAGTGCAAGGACGCGACCAAGATGGGCGTGGGCATGCCGGAATACCTAATGCTTTTCCGAAAACCGCCCACGAGCACGGAGCGCAGTTACGCGGATACGCCCGTCGTGAAATCGAAGAAAGAATACACGCGCGGCCGCTGGCAGGTGGACGCCCACGGATTTACCCGCTCGAATGGCGACCGCCCGCTCGCGCCCGAAGACCTGGAAGGCATCCCGCACGCCACGATTTTCAAGATGTTCCGCGAATACACGCTGAAAAATATCTACAGTTTCGAGCAGCACGTGCGCCTGGCCGAATCGCTGGACGAAAAGCAGCGCCTTCCCGTGACGTTCATGCTCCTGCAGCCCGCCTCCTGGAGCGCGGAAGTGTGGACCGACGTGGCTCGCATGCGCACGCTGAACATGCTGCAAGCCCAAAAGGGCAAACAGATGCACCTGTGCCCCATGCAATTCGATATCGCGCGCCGCGTGATCGCGCAGTATTCCATGCCGGGAGAAATCGTACTCGACCCTTTCTCCGGGATCGGCACGGTGCCCATGTGCGCCGTCGAGCTGGGACGCCGCGCCATCGGCATCGAGCTTTGCCGCTCGTATTTTCTGGACGGCGCCATGTACACCGAAATGGCCGTGCAAAAACTGAAATCCCCCACGCTCCTGAATCTCACGGAGGAATTATGATGCCCCTAGCAGCTAAAATCGCGATTGGAATGTGGCTCTTGCTCGGCACGATCATGCCCTTTTTGGTCCTCCGAGAGAAGGAACAGGTAACGCTTAATGATGTGGGGATGATTGATCCTGTGCCTTATAACTGGACCTGTACCGTTTTTGGTCTATCTCTTCGATGAAGACGGACTGGGCGGATACGTCATCTGGAAAAAACGTCCTAAAAATCCATTCCGAAAATTGACGGAAAACTTTAGTACCAGCCGAACGGTACCCGCGTCCTATACCGGCTCGCCGCGTCCCAACGCCATGCTCTCCGCATGGAATTCACCCACGAGAACGCTGAACCGCTGCCAAATCTGGCACCCGAAGAGCACGCCTGGATCGAGCGCGTCGTGGGCCGGTCGCTATCGAACGACGAAGCGCAACTGCTCCTGCGCGAAGCCAAACTGACCGCATCCTGGGAGGATATTTATGGGAAACGTGCTTGAACGTCTGGTGGGCTTTTTCTTTCCGCCGATGGAAACGCCGGTCGGCGAAATCAGGCGCAGGATGCGCGCCGCGCGAAGGACGAAGTTACTCCCCGAAGCAATTCAAAACATCGGCGGTGTCGCTCGTCCAGGTCTGAACCTTGGCGGCGAATACTTCCGGCGAAACGAGCAGTTTGTTGTGCCCTGGCAAATTCGAATCGGCCCAGGCCTGAACCATTTTGCCCATCACCGGCGCGGCCCCGGCGAGCTTCTGTGATCCAGTCTTCGCGCCATCCTTCGAGGGAAACATCATTTCGGCCATAGAGAGGATTCCAAATATCGTGTTCATGTCCGCCACGCCGGTGCGGACGTCGGCGACGGCGGCATTCACTCCCTGGCCCAGCTTTCCGGGAATGGCTCCGAGCAACTGGCTGATGAACGGCAATCCGAGAAGTTTGGTGATGTCCGAGCCCGCGCCGGCCATGAAAATCCCGATCTTTTTTAGCACGCTCATCTGGTTTTCCCTCGCGCACTCATCGTCTATTCTCCGCGCACTCGATGTGCGCTGTTCGCTTCAAAAAACTCCCGTGCGACGGTTCTCTCAGGGCCGCCGCACGGGAGAGTCCCAGCCCTTCCGCTTCTGCCGCGCATCCTACCACAGATTTACCGCGAAAGCGCCCCTTACCGGGAGCCTTTCGCTCACCACTTTTTCGTGGGGTTGGCGCACTCGATTTGTTCGGCGAGTGTATCGAACTGCCCAAGAGCCTTGGCCAATTCTTCGAACGATTCGGCGTGAATCTCGATTTCTTTTGTGAGCGTCAGGCCGTTCTCGAGGAAAAATCCGTATCCGTGCATCGGAATTGCGGGCGCGCGAAGAGCGGCCATCGATTCGCGCATCACCTGCGCGACTTCATGGACCGGGTCCTTTCCCGGATCGTAAGGCTCCTGCGGAGGCGGCGCGGGCGGATCGGGCACGCGCACCGATGAAATCTGAATCTTCACTTGGTAATGCGCCATTTCGAGAAATCTCCCTTTTCGATTTAGACCCAGACGCCGGTACGCATCTGCTGCTCGAGCCGCACGGCGCGCTCGCCCACTTCCTTCGCCCATAGCGAATCCCGCATCTCATCCGCCGCCGTTTCCCAGTTACCCTGCGCCACAGCCTGTAAGAAACGCGGAAAACCGTCGAGCCCGGCAATGCCCATGTTGAATGCCATGTTCAGGATCACACCCTGGCGCGCCGGATCGAGCGCCGCGAACCATGGCAGCCGCGACTGCAATCCTTCCAGCATTTCGTTCACGTCGTTGCCCAAAAGAAAATCAATTTCTCTTTGGGAAAGTCCTTTGTCCGTCAGGTTGCGCCCCACGCCGATGGTGAGTTTTCCTTCGGTGTCCGTGTAAGGATGCGAGCGAATCCCTTCATCGCGTCGCAGTTGGCTGTAGATGTTCGTAATCCATTCGGTCACTGGCATTTTGCTGCTACTCCGGGGAACGGCGGCCCTAGGAGCCGAACGCCCGTTCCCCGTTTCGCTCTCGTCAATTAAAAGAAGCGAATCTCAAAGTGGATCGTCGCTTTCATCGTCGTCCAAACCCGAATTGAAGCTGCAACCGATTTCGTGATCTTCCTCGGGAGTCGCGCCACACTCCGAACAGTACCGCTCGCCTTCGTCGCGCTTCGCAGATTCGCCGGGCAAGGTTCCCGGCAGCATCGGTGTCGTGGCCAATTCCAAAAGGATCAGTGGCGGTTGAATCATGCGCTCGATGGCCATGCGGGCGGTCTGTTCCGTGCACGGCGTCATGGCGTAGATTGCGGACGGTCCCACGAGTTTCGTTTTCGCGGGAATACCTTCGCGCTTCACCTTGCTGCCGATGGAGCCCCATAGATACGTGTTTCCTTGCTTCACCTGCTCCGGTCGCTCGAGCGTGTATTCCCGTTCAGGTATCTCCGGCGTGTCGATTCGAAAGAGCACCGCCGCGCCGAATACCTGCGTGGTGACGAATCCCACTTCGCGCTGATGGCCGAAGAGTTCCACGACGGCCCATCCTTCGAAATTGCTGGTTTGAGTTTCCATGTTCACTCCCAAGCGGTTGTCATTTCGGCGGGACAGTATCATTGGAACGAAGCTTTTGCCACAAGTGATTGTCGAGAATGCTGCCCGCGTCGCGCCAGCATTTGCTTCTGGCTTCGAATCCGCACGCGCATTTCAAAACGCAGATGTCGATAACCCCCACGTCGCCCGGATTCGCAGGCGGATTCCCGGTCATGAAAATGATAGAAGCACCGTGCATGATCGGCATTTCGGCGGTATCCATGAAAAAATCACTCCCAGAGGCTGAAGAGAAACCATCCGGTCAGGACGGCCGCGCCGATCCACAGCACTTCCGTCATGGAAAAGCTTTCCGGCGCGGGCGTCTCGCTCGTCGCCGTGGTCAATCCTGGAATCGAGACCATCTCCGGGCCGAAATTTGCAAGGTGCGCCTGGTACGCTCCCGAATTGTAGGTCGCCCAGGGAGAGAATCCGCCGGTCGCGGAATAGATGGCGTAAGCGGCGTTGGCGTTCGTTTGCGGGTCGTACAGGTTCGCGCCGGCGTATTCGGGATGCGCGTGCAGGTAGATTTGCCACAGCCCGTAGGAGCCTTCTCCCGCGGGCGTGCCTGCCGCAGTTTCGGGATTGTACGAATTGGGGTTTCCGGATGGAAAACTCTCGGCAAGGGCGATGGCCACGGCGATGTTGAGATCGTTTCCAGAGAATCCCGCATTCTGCGCGTAGTAGGCGATCTGCGCAGGAGTCAAAAGCACGGCGTTGGGTACGGAGGGCATAGTGCAAAGTTAAAAGTTGAAAGTTGAGAGTCGAAAGTCTTTCCTTTGAACTTTCAACTGTGAACTATCAACTGGTTTCTTCATCCTCTTCCCATTCCGGGATTTCGTCGATTTCCTCGACCAGTTCGATCACGCCCTTGTTGCCGCGCTTCAGGGCCGGGCCGAACGCCTGACAGCCCGCGCCGTGCTGGTCGCGCGCCGTTTCGCACTCTTCCAGTGTCTCGCCAAAGAAAACGTGCCGCACGCGAATCGTGCCATCCGCTTCCAGCTTGTCAACAGTGAGTTGAATGGCCATGTGCTAATGACTAGCGATTCGTGAGCGGTGAACCTGATTCATTAAAAGATGTCGATTCATGGCCCAAACTTCGAATCGTTGTAATGACTTCCATCCCCACATCGCGGCACTTGCCACATGCCACCACCTCTTCCGCCAAAGTTTTATCACCGTGCCGCCTGGCCGTACTTGTCGTTCGTGGTACGCATCTCTTCGACCTGGGGCTTCGCGCGGCTCGTGCCGTATTCGGCGAGCCAATCGGCCAAAGCGAAACGTCCTGAGCCTTTTCTACAGGCAAGGAATTCCTCGAGTCCCATCAGGTTCGCGCCGCGCGGGCCGATCCCCACGCGAATCTCTTCCAGTTTTTTCGCCAGCGGCATGCGATGCGTGTGCCAGGCGTAGACGCCGCGGTCGTTCGTGCGCTGCATGATTTCCGCCACGGTGGTGAATTTCAGCCCGTAGCGCGCGATATTCAGCGAAAGCGTGTAATCGTCGATCAAGTGCTCTGGCGTGATGCCCGCCTGCCGCTCGGCCACAATCGGACGGATTTCCTGAAGCGTTTCAGGATGATTTGCCAAAATATTTTCACTAGCGACGCTTGACAGCGGGTGCCACAAATCCATACACCAATCGCTCGCCACGGTGAACCAATTCGCCGAGCCGATGTCCCGCCCATCGCGCCGAAAATAGTTGTTCGACTTGAAGCGGTTGATCGAGTGGTCGCGATGGTAGTGCGCCACGGTATCTTTGGGAATGCGCTCGGTCAGGTCGAACATGTCCGGGAAAATCAGCGCATCGGAATCGATGTAGATGTTCCAGTCGTTCCCGCGCCCTAGGTAGAAAATCTGCAGCTTTTCGTAGGTGACCGGCATTTCAGGGAAGCGCCGCTCGTTGATGATCTGGAAATCGGCGCCCATCTTGTTGGCGTAGGCCAGGAGCAGCGGATAGGTCAATTCGCACAGTTCCGGCGCGTAGTTCCCAACGTTCAGCGTCCAGAGGGTTTTCCTCATGAAAGTCTTACCGCGAAAGCGCCCCTTACCGGGGCCTTTCGCTCCTTTTTACCAGTCGGTCGGTTTCATGCCAGAAGCCCAGCCGATCGTCACGCGGTTCTGCGCTTCGGCGATCACCGTTTCGCGCAGTCCTTCGGGCAGGTTGCCGATGACCCAGGCGATGCGCACGATCTTTTCGCCCGCCGTGGCGGTCGCATGCGTCGAGCGCAGGATCGCCCCAATGTCGCGCATCGCGTCCTGAAAATACTGTTCCGCCTTCTGGACCTGTTCGGGCATGGCGAACCTTTTCTATCCCTTCGGCGGCGCGGAGTCAACCTTCGCGGGCGTGCCCTGTGGATTTTCCGTGGACGCACCATTTCCGCCGGCGATGAATTTCGCAAGCCAGGGAGGCAGCAGCCCGTTGCTCGCGATTCGCGGGAGCGCACCGGCGATGAAATGCAGCACCGCGAATTCGGTCTTGTAAAGCTTCGAGGATTGGGGAGTGACTGGGTTCATCTTGAGGACCTGATTGCTGAACAGCCAGTAGAGAGCGGCCGCCAGGGTCATGTACGGATGCGCTTTGATCATCGCAATCAAAACCGTTGGATCGATGCCATTCATACTGATGTCTCCTTTCACTTCGGATCGATCAGGTCTGCCAGGTGCAGGAGTTTGGCCTTGCTAATCGGTTCCTCTTCGGCCAGCGCGCGCAACTGAAACGCGGTCAATCGCCCGAACTTGCGCCCAAGGCCGTTCACATCGCCCGCTGTCTTGCTGATCCGAAACCGCATCGTGGCCCAGGCTGCCCCAGCACCGAGCAGCCCGCCCACAGCCGCGGGCAAAAGCGCTAACCACTCGCCACTAGCCACTGGACAGTCTTACCGCGAAAGCGCTCCTCGCCGGGGCCTTTCGCTCACTCAATCGTTCGATCTGCATTTCGCTCCCGGAATCAGCGACGTGCGCCCGCACTGGCGATTGTATTCCTCCACGATTTCAATATGCCGCGCGTGAAACGATGGAAGAAAGTAGCCCGGCTCCAGCGGCTTTTTGAACAGCGTGGGCGCGAAGAGATCGAAGTGCGTGCAGCACATTTTCACCGCTTTGCCGCCCTCGCCGAGCGAACCCCAGAAATGCGACGCAGGGATAGGGCAATCCGTGCCATCTTCCATCTTAAAATCGCATTTTGGCGGATACTCCAACCCACCCACATGGCCCCCGGTCCCCGTTGCCTTTATCTCAAAAAGGTATCATTTCAAAACTGATTATGTCTCCGTTTGCGATGTTTGCCGCACTGAAGGCGCAGCCGCCCGTAGCCAATGGTCCCGTGGGAATTGTGTTCGCCGGAGTCGTCGTATCCGAGGCCGCGCATCGAAACCCGTGAGATGCCGTTGTGCCCGGCGTAATAGTGATCGTTGCCGCACCCGTCGTTCCCGAGCATGCGAACGAGCCGTAGTACAATGTGCCATTTTGCGTGCTGAATGTGGCGCATGCTCCGGTACCTGTCAGGGTCGGGGTGGATGGGCTTCCCTTGTAAATCGTGCCTGGACAGGGGACGAATATTCCGCCAGCGCTAACATTCGCGGTCGCCGTATTCGACGAAAACGTATTTCCGCAGCCATCGATGAATGTAGAAGTCGCATCCACGCCTACGACGTAATTGGTTCCCGCAGCGACGTTGGAAAAACGCGATCCGCTGAGGGTAACGGTTGCACCGGCGGCAGCCGTGATCATATTCGTAAGGCTGGCAACGTTTTCGACCACGTCGCTGTTGGAAATGTGGACCTGTGTCCCGGCTCCCGTCGCTTTGATGCCGTCACCCAGGGCGAGAGAAAAAAAATCAGACGATCCCCCGGTAATCAAAATCGGGTTCTGCACGGCTTCGCTGTCGAATACGTTGTAAAAATTGTTGTCTGGCCCGCTTGCCGTGATGGCCCCACCGTCATTGGTGCAGACGGAATTCACGTACAGCACGTCTACGGTGATGTCGCCGCCTGCGATCCCCAGTGCCGAGCACGGACTTCCTCCATTCCCACTTGCTTGAATAAAAGTATTCGAGATGGTGGCAATGCCGGTGCTGACGCACACCGTACGCATCGTTCCAGGGACGATGAAACCAGCGATGTTGATGTTCTGCATGGCCCCGGTTGAACCGAGAGGGAACCAGCACCCATTATAAGTATTCGCGTAAATTTCCCCGTTGGGATCGAATCCGGCGCTGATTTGAAAATCCTTGTAAATGGCAGCACCCGGACCGAAACACGCGCCGATGCTCGTATTGCTGCACTTACTGGGACTGAAATAGGTAAAGTTCGGCGGCACGAAAAACTGCGTACTCATTTGGCCTTCGCCCGCCAGGGTATAGCCGAGATTGTTTTGATTGAACGTGCAGGTCGGGGAAACCGTGGTCATGATTTGTGAGGAAAAAATTGTTCCACCAGACGGGAAGTGAGCATGGCCGCAATTCACATTTGTGAGAAGCGCTGCCCACATGTTATTGATTTGCGTAGTGTCATCATGACCATAGACGATCTGTCCTGCGACCATTGTACGCGCAAGGGCGCCCGTAAGAGTGACCTGCGTGGAACTGTTGACGGTACTGATCGTGGTAGCGGGAACATCCGGCGTCGCATTCGGCGTTCCCGAACCCCAAAACACCTTACCTACATCCGTTAGGATATTGAAATTCGCGTTGGAGCACGTAACGACAAACAGCCCGCCAGTGCCGGAACAGCCGACTACGCTTAGGGCGTCCCATTTGGCGCCGAAATTCGTGGGATCGTAAGTTGTTCCATTCGGCTGCGGAATTCCCGGCCCGTTCGGAGCGAGCGGTACCGTGGTATTACACGTCGGGCAGGAGATGGCGGGCGTCGTGCCACCAGAGGAAACGATTGGAGATGTCCCAGAGACATTCGTTACCGTCCCAGAAGTCGCGAAATTTGTCAGCTTCGGCGCGAGAGCGTTCAATGCCGTGGTAAGGCTCACTGGGGAACTGCCGCTGATCGTGGTGCCGCTGCTCGTGTAGGTGAAACTCTGCGGGCCGGTTCCGAGCGGCGGTTGAATCGTAGCTGCCGCCGAATCGATCGTGATTTGCCATTGAGGACTGCCGGGGGTAATCAGCGTTACGTCGCCAAATTGCGCGGTGAATTTGCCAGTGGAATCGAGCGTCACGGGTCCCACGCGCCCGGAATAGGGTTGCCCGCCTAGCGTATATCCGCCGCCCGTGCTGGGTACCAGGATCGCGTTCATCACCGCGCCGGAATAAGGGATGCCGTTCGGGTCCTGGACCGTGGCCGTCACCGTGGTGAACTGCGCAAACGAAGGGCTGGCCAACCCAAGGAGAAAGCAGATTAGAATCAAAAATCGTTTTCCCATTAGGCCCTTAGATAATTCTTTCGATCGTGGCTGTAGCTTTCGCGGTGATCGTGCCACCGGTCAACAAGAACTTGACGACGATGTTCGTCGCTGAATTATCGACGTCGATGTCGGCTTGACCGTAATAATCCCCAGCTGCGCTGGTGGTAAAAGTAAGCGCGGGAAGAGCACTACCAGATTGAGTGAGAGTCAGATTCGTTGGAGATTGCGCATTTCCGTTGGAATCTTTCCACGTTATCGTCCAGCCAAGCACGGCTGCAGTCGCTGCGGAGACCGAAAGTACAAATCGGACCCGAAAACTTTCCGGCGCTGCATTTGGAGTTACCGTCAATACATTGTTATCGGTAGCGGTTTCGTTTCTTTGTGATGTAAACGCCCCGGCTACGGCCAAAGAAGAACAGGTCGGCGCAGCGATCGCGGAGATTCCTGTCACGTATTGAAAAGCTGAAGAGCATGTGGTACTGCCCGATCCTACGGCCCCAGCCCAAGCCATCCACGCCTGAGAAGCCCCTGTTCCTAATTGCAAGGCAGAACCAAATTGAGAACTATACATTAACGCGCCTGCCGCAGTTACCGACGTCGAAGCGCTTGCTGGCGGTTTGAACCCGCTCGTTGCTTCGGCGTGTAAATCAACAAGCCCGGCAGCACCTGCTAGGAGCGTATGCGCCGTCGAATCGATTGTGAAGTCGCCATTGCCCGTGGTAGGTGCACCGCCCGCTCCACCACCAGTTTGGATCGCGTGATTCGCCAGAACGCCTGTAGATGCCCAAGATGATGCGGAATTGAAATACGGTTGACCACCGCTCGTACCCGCGATAGTGGCCGTCACCGCGCCCGTCGAAGCGCTGTTCGTGATGATCGTGCCATCACCGGAAAATGAAGTCACGCCACTCGAACATCCCGTGCAGGTTCCATCGATTTTTAGATTGCCTTTGTATTCGACGGTCGATGTCGCCGGTACATTCATTCCCGTACCGATGATCGCATCCATCACATCAAGCTGATTGCTCGAGGTGTTTGTGATTCCGCTTAAAGCATTTCCAATAACGAGGTTACCGCTTCCCGTCGTTACCGTATTATTATCATCTGCGCCGAGGATAATATTCGATCCTCCCGTTGTGGTGTTTCCTCCGGCAACGAATCCGACGAAGGTATTCGAGCTACCCGTGGTGATTCCGCCACTTCCCGTTCCTACGGCGGTATCTTTATTGCCGGAAATCAATGACGCTAGTGAACCCTCGCCGATGGCCGTATTTGCACTGGATGTGACGGATGGTAAGGCATCCCATCCGACCGCAGTGTTGTTACTCGCTCCTGCCGCTTCGCTACCTAAGGCGCCAGTACCAACGGCGGTATTTCCAGAACCGGACGTAGTCAAATTCATTGTAGATGGCCCTACCGCCACATTGTTGACTCCCGTGGTGATGGCCGAGAGTGTAGAGGGACCGCCGACGCCGAGATTGTTGAGCGAGCTGCCCTGTCCAGGAGAAAAAAGCATCGGAACGCCATTGATTTCGTACGCACCATTCAGCGGGATCGTGAGATTTGGTGTCGAAAACGTAAATCCAGTCGCGCAGCCAGCCGTGTTTGCAGCAGTTTCAAAAAGTACTGCTGCTGAAATCGCACAACTGATTGTCCCAGATCCGCCGCTTGCGAAATTCGTGAGCTTGGGCGCGAGAGCGTTCAACGCGGTCGTGAGACTCACGGGCGAACTGCCGCTGATCGTGGTGCCGCTGCTCGTATAGGTGAAGCTCTGCGGGCCGGTGCCCAGCGATGGCAGGATCGTGGCGGCGGCGGAATCGATGGTGATTTGCCATTGCGGGCTGCCGGGAGTGATCAGGGTGACGTCGCCGAATTGCGCCGTAAAACTGCCATTGATGTCTAGCGTCACGGGTCCCACGCGCCCGGAATAGGGTTGCCCGCCAAGCCGGTATCCACCTGATGCGCCGGGCACGAGGATGGCGTTCATGATCGCGCCGGAGTAGGGGATGCCGTTCGGGTCCTGCACCGTGGCCGTCACCGTGGTGAACTGGGCGTAACTGGAGGCCGGAAGCAGGAGGCAGGAAGCAAGAAAAAAGCCCGCTGCGAGAAGTTTTTTCATGGGGAATTTTCCTCTATTGACTTGAGACGGTAATGTCCATCGCGGCGCTGGCCTTGACGCAGATCCCGTTCAAAAGTGCATCGTTATAGCTGAACGTGGCGTGCGCATCCGTCGCCGACGCAACCGTAATCACTGCGACCGTGTTCGTCGATGGCGTGCCCGTGCAGGCCGCCGTCGCCAGGTCAAAGACGCTGATCGTGCCGGCCGCAGGGGTGTTGATCACGATATTTAGAAGCGTGCCGGCCGTGGCCTTGACTGCCGTAGCCGTCGTTCCCACGATATGGGTGTAGCTGCCCAGCGTGGTATTGACGGCATCTCCGGGCAAATCGAAAACGTATTCCTCATTGGCATTCCCGCTGGCCGCGCCAGCAGTGTAGATAAGCTGGGCCTGCGTGCAGGTAGATTGCGGCACCTTGAAAACCTGCGTGGCCGTGGAATTGGCCAGCGGGAAGATAAACTGCAAGGATTGAGAGCTAACGCCGCCGATGGCGGTAAAACAAAGTACCTGAATCGATCCGCCCGCGCCCGGTGTGGTGACGTAATTAAATCGAACGATGCCGGATGAATTCCCAAATGGAGTATTGAAAACAATACTATTCTGATTGCCACTCAATCCCGTGAAAATTTGCTGATCGATCAGGCTGAGCAATTGCGTACCTGCCAAAATTACGGGACTGGCCTGCGTTCCCACATAGCTCAGCGTAAAGGTGCTTCCGACCGTGCAAGTGACCAGCACGTTGATTGTCGGATAGTAGCCCGATGCGCTCACGATCGCGCTGACGCCATTGAAAAGCGCGCCGCCTTGAGCCGTAGGCGAAATGATGAACGTATTTCCCGCCGAATCGACACCTTGAATTTGCAGCGAAACGACGGCAGTGGACCCGGAAAGAACGAGCGTTGCCGTGTGCTGATTCTGGTTTCGATTATTTGCGGTAAAGGATTGAGCGCTTCCCATGCAGGCGGTCCCAGCTGCGGCCAAGGTTTGCTGGATCGGTACGATCGAGACTGGAGCCTGCGCGCGCGCCACGGACGCCGCCGCGAAGGCGAAGAGGATGCAGGCTGTCAGTTTTGCCAGTCGCTTTTTCAGGCCGGGAATGAATTGCCGCGGCGTTTTGCGATTCGCCAGAGCCTTGCGTATGCCGCGAATCTGCGCCGCTTTCGGGATGTTCAGTTTACGTCGAGCCATCACAGCACCGTCCGCTTCATCGCTTCGATCAATTTGGCCATTTCCACGTACAGCGGCCACGGAATTAAAACGGCCAGGTCTTCATCGCCTTCGCTGATCTTCACCATTTCCGCGCGCTTGCGAAGATCGGCGGCATTCACCGCTCGCAACTTCATGACGGACCACGTTTCCCATTGGCTATAGTCGGCCAAGGGAATTACCAGGCGTTGGGCTTGTCGCTGGCGTCGAACTGGTCGTCCCACGTCTTGGGATAGAAATAGCCGCCCAGGAGCGCGCCCGCTCCGACTCCCGACGTGGGCAACGAAACGTTGCGCACGACCCAACGGATCACATCGTTTTCAAAAATGCGGATGCCGGAAATTTTTACTGGCGCGTTCACGAGGCCGAGCGACGCCTGAATGTTCTCGTAGTTGCGCTCGGCAAAGCCGCCGGTATTCGTGCCCGCTCCGGGGTTGCGCACGATTTGCCAGATAGCGGCCCCGGAAAAGTCCGCCCAGGCGCCGCCCACGATTACGTTGGCGATTTCCTTGATCACGCCGTTGCGACCCGTGGGGCAGGTGATGCTCAAGACCGTGGTGAAGTTCGTGGCGGAAATGGCCGGCAGGAGAATACCGGCCGCGTTGTGGAACGATTCGGAGTCGGGAGGCTCGATCAGCCAGGGCGCGGAAATCAGGCGCGCCGAGCGCTGCACCTGCTGCATCACCCCGGAAAGATCGTAGATCGAGGAAATCAGCGGGTCGTCGGTCTGCGACGGCGCGGCCGGCGGACGCAGCACGATCGGCGGTGCGAGCGAGCGGTCCGCGCGCGCGGCGTAGGGCCACGTGGAGGCGCGAATCGAGGACGCGGCGGCATTCGTGATGTTCGGCTCGCCCGCGGCGTCCGAAGGATCGGCAAAAAGTTTGTCGTAGGCCATGAAAACCCCAGTTCAGAGTCAAAAGTTGAGAGTCGAAAGGTTTTCCAAAAAACTCTTAACTTTCAACTGTCAACTTTCGACTGCCTTTACTCCCTCCACCAGCCGGAATAGCCGAACATGCAGATGTCCACCGTATTGGAAAGCGTGCCGCTGAGATTCTGCACGCGGCAGTTGACCGGGGATCCTGCGGCGATAAAGTGCGGGATGCAATTCAGGCCAGGCTCCCGCGCATTACCCGCAAAATTGATTTTGTTCGAGCCGTACTTCGAATATTTGTAGGTTTGCTGGTCTTCGTAAATCTGCGCGCGGATCGAGCCGGTGTTGGCGATGTCCACGGATTCGTGGCTCATGATGGTTACCAGCCAGAAATCCTCGCCCACGGTCACGCGCGTGAGTTGCGTTTCCCCGGCGGCCAGCACGAGCTCCGGGAACTGGTACCAGTAGAGATGCGCGCCCTTGAGCGATTCGCGCACCCATTGAGGAAGCGTCCAGGCGGGCGAAGCCATCTTGCGCTTGACGAGCCATCCGCCGAGTGGCGGATTTGGCGCGACACCCGGCACGCGACCTTGTGTCCAAGGATTAATCATCGTTTCTTCCAGACTTCAATGCGAAGAAAGACATAAATAAAAGCCCCTCCGCCAATCAGCGCGCCCCAGTGGCCTCGGAATCGAACGACTAACGCGGCATACATGGCGACCGAGATAATCGTCAATATCCAAGCGACGATTTTGTCACCACGATCCACTAGTTACCCGAAGGCAGAGCGCCCAACTGCGCGGCCATCGCGGCCGGGTACAGTTTGTAGCCCCAGAAATCCACTTGGATCGAATTCGCCGCGCCGCTCGTGTCCACGGTCTTCACTTTGTAGGACCGTTTCTTGGGCATCAGTTGCGGAATGAGCCCGGCCGGGAACGGGTTCTGCGCTGTCCCGAGAAAGTTGTCGATATTCACGGGATTGCTCTGCCAGGCGAGTCCGCCGGCGCTGCCTTCGGTCACCTCGATCGTGGCGCTTGCGCTGGTGCGGCTGCCGATCAAAAACAAAAGCTGGAAATCGGCGTCGGAATCGATTTGAAATGAGTTCGTGACCGTGTCGTTGCCCGCATGCGTGTTGTTCACGATGTAGTGAAACAACTTGGCAATATAAAGCTGCCCGCCGAGCTCCTGAATTTGCGGGTCTTGCTGTAGCGCCTGAAGCTGCTCGGCGCTGAGCGCCGCTGCCTGCGTGGACATGTGACTTCCTCATGCGGCCCCTTACCGGGGCCGTTCCCCGCGTCCTGCGTACTGCGTGCGGGCCAACACGCCTTCGCGTCAATGGCCCGCGATGATTTTGAGGAATCCGTGCCGGAAGTCGTAGCTGCTCGATTCATCCGAAAATCTATTCGGCGGCCTGTGACCTACCGGGACTCACCGAACAGCTACGACTGCCGACATCTTTACCGCGAAAGC